TTTCACGTTTCAATTTTAAACTAAAAACTTAGTTAATAAGTTCAATAAAAATCAATAAATTAGTAGAATGAAAAAACCAGGGCATTTGTACAAAGAAGCAGGGCCGATGTACGAGAAGTTGTACAGCTTAGTAGAGAACGGAATCAGAGATGGCGATGAAAATTTACTTGCTGTTTTGGCTAACGCATATTGGGACTATCGAAAGGCGAGTGAAGTACTTTCAGGTCGTGGTCCGGTGTTAGCAGGAGAAACTATGGTCAGGAAAAATCCGGCTTTTGATATTGTAAAAGATACGGTAAAGATCATCGAGAGTTTGAGTGGTCATTTTGGTTTTAGTCCAAAGGCCAGGAACGAGAAGATGGATCTTAAAGGCGAAGAGAAGGATAAGCTAGACGCTTTGATGGATGGATAGTTATTCTGAAAAAATATTGTATGGAAAGATAGATTCATGTGAATTTGTAAAACTTGCTGTTCAGAGGCAACAGGATGATTTATTAAAGCAGCGCACCGATGACTTTCCTTATTACTTTGACGAGACAGCCGGATTAAGGGCAGTTAAGTTTTTTAAATTATTGAGGCATTATAAAGGGAAATGGGCTGGGCAGAAATTCATACCTAGTGAATGGCAAGTTTTTATACTGTCTGTATTTTATGGATGGAAACGGGTTGGAGATAATAAAAGACGATTTAAGTATTCATATATCGAAGTGCCAAAGAAAAACGGGAAGTCTACATTTAGTGCGGGTAAGGCATTATACAATATGTTAGCAGATGGCGAGGCAAGTCCGGAAATATATATTGCAGCGGCGAAAGAAGCACAAGCCAGGATATGTCTCGATGCAGCTCGTGAGATTGGAAAGCGAACACCTGAAGTAAACAAGCGATTAAATATTTACAACTACGAAATTAAGAAGCCAGACGATGGAGGCGTGATGAGGGCTTTAGGGTCTGATTCAAAAAAACAAGACGGATTAAATATATCAGTGGGAATAATTGACGAATACCATACGCACCCCACAGATGATATGTATGATATTTTAAAACAGGGATGCGGGGCAAGGGAGCAACCAGTAATTGATATAATTACCACAGCTGGATATGATAAGAGTTATCCTTGTTATGATTTTCGTGATCATTGCATTAAAGTACTTAGAGGGGTAACTGTGCAGGATAATTTGTTTACCATTATTTATACTATTGATGAGGATGACGATTGGAAAGATCCTAAGTGCTGGAGAAAGGCAAATCCAAATTGGGAGATTATAAACCAAACTGACTTTAAAGATGAGGCAGAGATGGCAATCTCAAGAAACAGCGAGGAGCCAAAATTTAAAACTAAGCGTTTATGTGTATGGACCGACTCGGTTGATGTTTGGGTAAAAGATGAGGACTGGATGGAGTGCGCCGGAGAAGAAATAGACCTGACCGAGTTTGATTGTTACGGTGGTTTAGATATAGCGGCAACAGTGGATATTAACGCATTTGTTTTGTTATTTGTAAATAAAGATAGATTTTATGTGAAGCCGTTTTTTTGGATTCCAGAAAAGAAGGTAAAAGAAAATGAAGATAGGGTAAATTATTGGAAGTGGAAAGAGGATGGATTAATTAACGTTATGACTGGTGACGCTTTGGATGATGAATTTATGGCAAGGGATATGCTGGATATAATTGCTAAATATAAAGTTAAGGGTATTGCATTCGATAGGTATTATTCAGGCGGTATAATTGGAAGACTTGAAAAAGCAGGGTTTGACATGAACAAGTTAAGCTCCTATGGTCAGGGTTATGTTTCCATGAGTGGACCGATCCGGGAAATGGAACGCAGGATAGGATTAAGAAATTTAGATCACTTTGGCAATCCTGTTTTGAGATGGATGTGTAGCAATATATCTTTGAGTATGGACGCTGCCGGAAATGTGAAGTTTGATAAATCAAAAAGGAGCGATAAGATAGATGGGATGGTAGCACTTGCGATGGCTATTGCGATGGAGCAGAGTCATGAGAAAACAGAAGAATTTACAGGTAAAATATTAATTGTATGAAACTTGATAATACGGAGTTTGTTAGTTTGTACTATTCGATACGTAAAGAGCATCCTGAGAAATCATATAAGGACTGTTACGAATTTGCAGAGACATTGCATATTACATTGTTTGGAGACAGGAAATTTTTAAGTTATAATTCATTTAGGCAAATATTATGATACGAACAAAAGCAAGATTAAAAAAACTTTTTTCAAGTGATGAGATTATCACAGAGGCAATATTTATAGATTTAATAGATAGTTGTTATAATCCAATTTATCATATTCCTATTGTACGTAAACTTATGAACAATTTTATAATTAAAAACAAGAAAAAATGAAAACAAAAGAAAGAAGAATACGAGAATTAGAAAAAGAGATGATTGTATTATTTAGAATTGTTAGAGAGCTTCAAAACCCTCCTAAATATAAAAAAGGGACTGAGATTAAATATAAAGATAAGACAGGAGTAATATACGACATAAAATCACTTACTTGTTATCAAGGCGGTTTTGAAGGATGGGATTATGATGTATATGAAACTAATAAAGGAGCGGTTAATTTTAATGTAAAGTTTAAGGTATATGAAAGTGAAATAGAATTATTATGAGAATAAGAAAAGCATTAATTACTATCGAAACATTCATTAAGCCGTTCAAGATAAAGTACGGCATGAGGAACTACACACCTGACAGCGATAAGAAAGAACCGTTAGTCGTTTTTGGGTGCTACACTAAAACGGTAATGGAATGGATAATGAAACACGAGGGACTTTGTGTAATTGTTTGGAGTGGTTCAGATTCTATGAACTTAGCTAAAAAACAGTATTTCGTGAATTACTGCAAACAGAATGAGCATAGGATATTTCATATTGCTTATTCACATTGGATAAAGTCGGATCTTGAACAGGTCGGATTGTCGTATATTGAGAGGGTTGTTTTACCTGTTACATTTGAATGGTTGAAGTTTGAGCCGGAGCAGGGAAATAAGATTTACCATTACACGGTCCAGCACAAAAGCCGTAGGCACATTTACGGAACTGATGATATTAAAGAATGGATAAAGAAAAACAGGTTTTTAGAAAATCAAGTCATGGTGACTAATTTCTATGCTTATAAAAAACATGAGCTTTACGAGTTGTATAAATCTGCGGCCTTTGGGATTCGATTAACCGAGCATGATAATATGGCTTTGAGTTGTATTGAGCTTGCGATAATGGGGAGGCCAAGTATTTTTAATGGTAACATTCCTGGTGCTATCAATTACCTTGATAAGATTGATGCAAAGGATATGATGTTAGAGATGTTTAAGAATAAGCCTATACCGGATAAGATGTTAAGTGAAGAGATGTTAGAATTTGTTTATGATGACGAGAAATGGCTAAATACTGAATTTTATGAGTAAGATAGTAGCAGTAATACCAGTAAGAGGTAGGCAATTATTACTACCCTGGACAATTAAGAACATATTAAAGGTAGTTGACGAGGTTGTATGCGTAACAGAATGCAAAGAAGAGAGGCCAATATGCCAACAATCGGGTGCAATAGTTACAACAATACGAGGTGCAACACTTGGTAAAAAGTGGAACATGGGGTTTCAGAATGCTAAACAGTTTGATCCTGATTATATATTATACGTTGGTAGTTCGGACTGGGTTAGTGATAACTGGGTAGATGAGTTAATGCCGCTTGCAGAAAATCACGAGCTAACGGGTGTGCAGGATTTTTACGAGATGCATTTAGAGTTTAATCATCCATTTGAAAAGAAACAGGATTACAATATCCATAGAGTTAATGAATCTTTTACAGGTCGTAAGGTAGGATATTGGGAGGGTTATTTTGGTGAGAGGCGAGGCGAGCCGATAGGCATAGGTAGGATATTACGCAGGGACTTTTTAAAAAGAATAAACTATAACCCGTTTGATGAAATGCTTACTAAGAATTTAGACTACTCGATGTACAATAAGACAGATGATGTAGTCAGTACCCGTTGTGATAATATGAAATGTTTATCTTTAAGTACTACGCTTTGGGGCAATAAGCATATATTTGAGACAGATATGTCTAATCCTGGGAGCAGGGTATTTGATAAAAAAGAAGCAAACGAATTTTTAACTAAGTGGTTTCCTGAAGCCTATAAATTATTTTAGTATGGAGTGTGAAAGATGTTTATTAACCAGTGATATTGTAGAGATATATAAAGATGGAGAATGCGAGTTTTGTAAGATACATGATAAGTTAGAGATAGAAAGTGCAAAGGTGAACTTTGATAAGATAGTATCTAAGATCAAAAAGCAAAAAGGGTTTCAGGTATTAATAGGTTTATCCGGTGGAGTGGATTCATGTTATTTATTACATTGGGCTATAAAGAATGAGATTAAACCTTTAGTAGTTCATTTTGATAATGGATATAACAATAAGATTGCAGAATCTAACATGATTAATATGGTAGAGTATAGCGGTGTTACATTTATACGCTACTCAGTTCCTACAGTAGAATACAATTTACTTAACGATGCTTTTATATCCGCAGGAGTGCCAGAGGCAGACATACCAAACGATATGGCTATGACCGCTATAATAATGGATATTGCAGATAAGTACAATATTAAGTACATACTAAACGGGCATGATTTCAGGAGTGAGGGATCTACTCCGCTAAAGTGGACGTACATGGATGCTAAATATTTACAGTCTGTTTACAAGTGGAAGTATAACGAAGAGTTAGAACAATTTCCACTACTTACATTTAAGAAACAACTTATATATGCGATGAAAGGGATTAAGCAGATAAGACCGTACTATTATATCAATGTAAGCGATCATCAAAAGAAATACATATTAAGAAAGTTATATGAGTGGAAAGATTACGGTAACAAGCATGGTGAGAATGCATATACTGAATGGGTAGGATATAAATACTTACCTGAGAATTTCGGGATAGATAAGCGTATTATATATTTATCTGCACAGGTAAGAACAGGAATACTTAATAAAGAACAGGCTAAAGATAAGTTAAAAGATAAGGTCATAATAAGAAAATCGTTCAATGTATTCGAGGGAGCGCACAGGACTCGTAATGATTTTGAAACTTATAATTTTAAGAAGTATAAATTATTGTTATGGGTATTGGCTAAGTTAAGGTTAGTGCCCTGGTTGTTTTATAAAAAATACACGAAATGATAATATACGTTTACGGATTCCCGCACTCAGGGACTACTATACTTAGAAAGCTGATAGGCGAACATTCACAGATATATGATTTCTGTAATGAAGTAGAAGATCCTCCTATCACTAAAGGTAATTTAGTTTATAAAATGCCAATGCTACCCGATGACAGGCACAACGAATGTAAGCGCATTATGATAATGAAAAATCCTTATGATATATTCGGAAGTTTCTATTTAAGGTTTGGTGAAACATATTTAAGTTATCCAGGTCGTAGGGTATCGGACTATGAAAGGTTTGTAGAGCATTATTTAAGTACTTCAGACTTTACGGTTAAATATGAGGAATTGTCAGAGCGATTACCTGAGATATTTGAGTATTTAGGTTTTGAGTTTGAGGGTATTAAAAACAGTCCTGGCTATATCAGTTTTGAGCATAAATGGATACCGGAGGAAAAGCCAACGCATCAAACCGAGGGGCCGGATCATGGTTATTATAGACAATGGCAGATTAACCAGGGCTTTAGAGATATGACCGGAGAAAGCGCAAAGCATTTGCCAGAGTTTGGTAGACAGTTTATAGAAAAAAGTGAAATAATAAAGAAGTTATATGATTAGCGTAATAATACCATACAATAAAGACAGGGGCTATCTTGAGAGGTGTATAGAATCAATACAGATTCAGCAAGGTGTAGAATTTGAGATTATAATGTCGCATAACGATAAACCCGTATCAGTGAATTTTAACCTGGGGCTAGCAAAAGCAAAAGGAGAGTTCTGTAAGTATGTCTGTGAAGATGATTATTTACCACAGTTCGCACTTATGAATTTAGTTCAGGGTATAGGTGATAAAGATTGGGCCTTTGCAAATGCTATCCAGGAATCAACAGACGATAAATGGATATATCGACCTGGGGACTATTCAAAAGATTTTCTAACTTTACAGGAGAATCTTAAAACGAATCGCATTCATGGAGGCACAACAATATACAGAACTGAGCTACTTAAACAGATTGGAGGACTAGACGAAACGTTATGGACAGCTGAGGAATACGATATGCACCTAAAGCTATGGACAGCGGGCCATGTTCCAGGCTACATAAATAAAGAAGTTTATATACACACTCTATGGAGTGGACAAAAAAGTAAGTTTTACCGTAAAACCAAAAGACATGAAAGAGACAAAGAAATCAAGCGTATTCAGTCATTTTATCTTAACGAGATTCAATCAAGGGATCTATAATAGAAAAGATGCTGATAAATGGATGGATGACAGGTTAGAGTTATTCAAAAAAACAAAGGAAAGTGTATTGACTCAGGATGCAGACTTTAAATGGGTGCTAAGTTTTGACGAGAAGACACCCGCTGAAATTGTGGAAGAAGTTTGCTCAGATGAAAGAATGATTTACACGTTTAAGGACATTCGCACTTTCTTTGATGATTACAAAGTAGAGACTCCCTTTGTGATTACATCGAGAATGGATAATGACGATCTTTACAGTAAGGGGGCATTAAAGGCAATTCAGGAAGCGTTCCAGCCACAGCCGTACGTAATAGATATTGATTATACACAGTATGATGCAGTGAATGATAAGTCTTATACTAGCGGAAATAAGCTGAAGCATGAAAAATACAGGGTTTTGAATAATGGACCTTTTTTAAGTTTGTGCGAACCTTCAAGGAATATTCAGACTTGCTATTGTAGGCCGCATACATATTTAAGTGATGGCTACCCAATAGACGGCAATCGAAAAAGAATAGCATCTACAAAGATTAGAAAGCCACTTGCTACAATGGTAGTACATTCGAAAAACATGATGAATAAGATAACAGGGTATAAAATTTAATACTATGAAATACTTATTAAGAATTATATTTGGTATATTACAGGGGTTTTATATTTATTACTTTCTTTATTTTTAATAGCTTGGGATGGATCTGCTAATATTTATATTGATAAAGGCAGTAATGCTGAACGAATTAAATTAAAGAACGTTTTAAATATTAAAAAATGGGTTAAAGGTGAATTTATATTTAATCATAGGATATTTAAATAATGGATTTTATCTGGATATACAGGGCATCGCCTAGCTATTGGCATAAATCGGGAATATTTAACGAGTTAGAATACTCTATTAAGTCTGTTAGAAAGAACTATAAAGGCGAATCTAACTGCATTGTGGTTGGCGATGATCCTAAATTAGACGTTCAACACATACCTTGTGAGCATATTGAGACATCAAAATACGGATATTATCGGCACTTTGACATGATAAAAAAGGTAAAAACAGCACTTTCAGAGGTCAAAAATGATGAATTTGTGCTTATGTATGACGATATTTACCTGTTAAAAGAAGTTTCAAAGCAAGATTTGCAGATAACATACGCTAAAAAGCAGATATACGACCTAAACGAGTATGTTAAGACACGTAAGGGTGATAACGGATATATACGGTGTTGGTTAAGTACGTACAATAGGATTTTAGAAATTAGGGATGATTTGTACGACTATGAAACACATCTACCCAGGTATTTTAAAACTGATCAGTTTAACGAGGTTTTAGAACGCTACAAACTTGATCGTGTTGCTTATTTAGTATCTTCTTTATACGCTGCCTTGTATTCTGAAGTGCCGGAGATTATTACAGATAAGATTCAAAGCCATGTAGTCCAAGATACGCCACTACACAATGATTATGATAAAGCATTTTCAGCTACATTTATGAATATATCGGATGATGGCATTACTCAGGAATTCAGAGACAGAATGAAAAAAAGATTCGTCTGAGGTAATCACATATCTGATTTTAAAGGCTCCTTTTAACCGAGGGGCTTTTTTTATGTATAATTTATACAACTAATAACATAGTTCATAACTTATATAATTAATAACTTGCGGTCATAAACGTAGATTTATGGCTAGTTGGCAATTTTGGAAACCTAATAAACGAGCAGACAATACGGATTTAAAGAATCCTAAACAGTGGCTTTTAGATGCCTGGGGTGCAAAAACAAGCTCCGGTGCTACCGTAACAAAAGAAACGTCTATGAAGTTTTCCGCAGTTCTGGCGGCTGTTTCTCTAAGGTCTTCACTTTTAGCATCCTTCCCCAAACAAGTCTACACTATACAGGACAACTCAAAAAATATTGTAAGAGAAGATCCGTTATTCAGGCTTTTAGCATATCGTCCTAATCCATATATGAACGCTTTTACATTTTGGGAACTCAATAATACACATCTTGATCTTTGGGGCAATGCTTATAATATAATAAGCCGAAAGCGAACAGGCGAAGTAAGCGCACTTTCACCAGTACATCCACAGCACGTAAAAATAATAGTAGAAAGCAATAAGATAGTTTATAGAATATCTGGCACAGAAACGAGTGCAGATGGAGATTATAAAATGATGGATATACTTCATTTTAAAGACATCTCAACGGATGGCATAAATGGAAAGTCCAGAATTACACTTGCCAGTGAAGCTATTGGATTAGGGTTAGCGGCTGAAACATTCGGAGCTGAGTTCTTCGGCAAAGGAGGACATTCGGATGCAGTTCTTGAAACGGATTCAATATTAGGAGATGAGGCGAGAAAGAACTTTGCTGAAGGATGGAAGAAAAACATAAATCATGGAACGCCACTACTGGAGAATGGTATAAAATACAAGTCTATTACTATACCGCCTGAGAACGCTCAGTTTTTAGCTACAAGAGAATTTCAGATACAAGATATTGCGAGGGTATTTAATGTACCGCCTCCATTATTATTTGATTTGAGTAGAGCAACATTTTCAAATATAGAGCAACAGGACATTCAGTTTGTAAAGTATGGATTGCGTCCTATGGTTGAAAGATACGAGAATGAGATCGAATGGAAGCTAATACCAGATAATCAAATAGGAAAAAAAGAAGTTCGCTTTAATCTAGACGCAATGTTAAGAGGAGATATGACAGCTAGGTCAAATTACTATACATCTGCAATAGCTAGCAGATGGCTTAATCCTAATGAGGTTAGGGGATATGAAAACCTTAATCCTTATCCAGGCGGTGAGGTGTACGAAAACCCTAATACAACA